CGATGGGCAGCATTGTTCCATCTAAGCTGACAAATGAACCGGGTCTGGTAATTCAATACAAGCCGGGCATGGCTCCTCCACAGCCGTTGCCGTTGTCTCCGTTGCCGCAGTATTACTTGGACCAGCAAGACCGTGTGTTGAATGACTGGATTGATATTTCTGGTGAGCGGGAAGTGTCACGTGGCGATACGCCTCCGGGTGTGACGTCAGGTACAGCTATTTCGTATTTGCAGGAAGCGTCTAACCAGTATTTGACTCCGCAGTTCCAAAGCATCGAGGCAGGTATTGAAAAGATTGCGTCGCAGACTATTGAACTGTTTGTGCAATATGTTGACTTGCCACGTAAGATTCGCACGATTGGTGCGGACGGTGCGTTTGACACGATGATGCTGTCGGGTGCTGACATTGCGTCGGGTACGGATATTCGTATTGAGCCTGGTTCGTCATTTGCGAAGTCTAAAGCTGCTCAGGAAGCCCGTGTGATGGACATGTTTGCGGTGGGTATTATTGACCAGCCGACAGCTGCTCGTCTGCTTGAGGTTGGTGGTGTTCAGAAGATTATGGACACGATGAACACTGCGGAACGTAAGGCTCAGCGTGAAAACATCAAGATGAAAATGCTGACGATGCAGGACATTGAGATGAAACGGGCCGAGGTTATGCAGGAGACGATGGATGCGTTGCCTCCTGAAGCGCTTGAAGACCCGGCTATTTTGGCTGAGTTGGAGCAAATGCCTAACCCGCTTGTGGTTCCTGTCGATGATTTTGACGTGCATGAAATGCATGTTGAAACGCACAATAAGTTCCGTATGTCGCAAGAATACGAAATGCTGCCGGATGAGATTAAAAAGCAGTTTGAAGAGCATGTGGCGACACACGAACAATATATTCAGCAGAAACAGCTGACTCAGTTCCTGTCGATGGTTCCTGGGGACGGTACGGAAGCTGGCGGCCCTCCGGCAGGAGGCGATAGTATGGAAGTACCTATCGCAGGTCCGATGGGTCCTGGCGGGACTATGGCTCCTAATGGCGCTGTTCCCGACATGACCCCTGAACAGGAAGGAATGGGCAATGGCTGATTTTGACGTTATTGCTGACACCACTCCGCAACTGCCTTTTGCTCCGACGCGCAATTATGGTCGTAAGACTGTAGACGAGCTGAAGACTGAACTTCAGGCAATTGACGGAACCACGTACACCGATGCTGCCATCCTTGAGATGACTTACAACGACTTGGTGTACGCCATCCGTGCGCTTTCTTAAATAGATTTGCACGACTAATAATTAAATATCGTATAATTAATCCAAATACAGCTAGGGCCTCACTGGGAGGTACGGCGATAAGGAGTACAAAATGGACGAACCTACAGGTACAGAGGTAGAAACTTCGACGGAAGTTACAGAACCTTCAGGGCCAGTAGAGGCAGCGGAACCTACTACCGAAGCCTCTGATGCAGAGACTTCGGGCGTAAATCCCGCTTGGGAGTCTTTGCGTACAAAACTCGACCCTGTAAGTTTTCACTCGATTCAGGATGACCTGAAGAACTTTGACAAGAACGCGGAATCGCGTATCTCGTCACTGAACCAGCAGCTGAAAGAATACAGCGAACTTGGTTCGGTTGAGCAGTTGCAAAATTATGCAACGGTTGCTCAGAAGCTCGACACGGAGCCTGAAACCATTTACAACGCTTTAGGTGAGTTTCTAAAGCAAAATGGGCGTTTACCGGAAACTGAAGCTGAGCTTCAGGATGCGGTTGACGAAGAGGAAAGCAATGAGGAGTCGCAGCAGGTTGAAGACCCGCGTCTTGCACAGTTGGAGCAACAGCAACAGCAAATGCAGGAGTTTCTTGCCCAGCAAGAACAGCAGCGGGTGCAACAGGAAGCTGATGCGGCTCTTGAGCAGGAAATTAGCGAACTCAAACAGCAGTATCCTGATTTTGCCGAAGAGGACGTTCGGGAAATTTTGATGCGAGCAGCGTTCCAACTGCAGACAGATGGTAAAGCTGCGAAGCTCCAGGATGTGGCTAAAGAGTACGTTGAAAACACAGTTAACCGCATTCGCGCAGTACCGCGACCAGGAGATTCAGCCCCGAAGCTCCTGCCAACGTCTGGTGGATTGCCTCAAGCGGCTCCTGATAAGTCACTTGGGCAAATGAGTCGGAATGAAGTCCAGGACTTTATTGCCGGGTCTCTCCAGCAGGGCAGGTAAATCTAGGTTTAATCTCCTTTCAACTAGAAAGGAAAAACAATGGCTGCAACCCTTGCAACTATTGATTCCTACCTCAAGGAGGTCTACCAGGGCCGTATCCGCGAGCAGCTCAACGACGAAATTGTCGCTCTGAAGCGTATTACTCGCAGTGGTTCTGGAGTCACCAACGAGGTGGGCGGAAAGTATGTTACTTTCCCGATTCACACCCGTCGTAACGCCGGTATTGGTTCTCGTTTTGAGAACGAGGCGCTTCCTGCTGCTGGTCAGCAGGGACACGCAGCTGCCCGCGTAGGCTTGAAGTACGCCTACGGTGGAGTTCAGCTGACCGGCCAGGCTATCAGCCTCTCTGACACCGACGCTAAGGCTTTTGCCCGTGCGCTGGACAACGAGGTTGAGGGTCTGAAGAACGACCTGAAGAAAGACATGAACCGTCAGGTGTACGGTACCGGTAACGGTGCCATTGGTACCGCTTCTGGTGCTAACACTGGCGCAACTGTCCCCGTGTACGACGCTCGCCTGTTCCAGGTGGGGGCTGTCGTTGACACTCAGACTGGTACTACCGTTGACAACAGTGACCTGGTTATCGACTCGATTGACCTGACTGCTGGTGCCAACACTGTTACCTTCACCACCACTCCTGGTACCGCTCTCGCTGATGGAGACATCATCGTTCGTGCCGGTTCCGGTGTGGCTGCTTCTGGAAACCGCGAGCTTACTGGTCTTGCTGCTATCGTCAGCGACTCCGGAACGCTCTACAACATCGACCCTTCGACTGAGCCTGAGTGGGCTGCTACCGTTGATGGTAACGGTGGTACTAACCGCGCCCTGTCGGAGTCCCTTATGATTACGATGGTGGACAACATCCGCACCAAGGGTGGTTCGACCACTCTTATCCTGCAGTCGCTTGGTGTTCGCCGGGCATACTTTAACCTGCTGTCGCAGCTGCGTCAGACGGTTAACACGCAGGAGTTCACTGGTGGATTCACTGGTCTTGCGTTCACCACTGACCGGGGTGAAATCCCTGTCGTGGCTGACCCGGACGCACCGCTGAACAAGCAGTGGTTTGTGAACGAGGATGCCCTCACCTACTACCGGGACGAGGACTGGCACTTCATCGACCGCGATGGTTCGATGTGGAAGCAGGTCCGCGACTCGAACGGTGACTACGACGCTTACCACGCTCGGATGGTTGAATACCACGAGCTTGGTACTGACCGTCGTAACAGCCACGGTGTTATCGAGGACATCACCGAAGCTTAAGCTTCGACTCTCAGTGGCCCGTCCCCTATAATGGGGACGGGCCATTGTTCTTTGGAGTCTTATGGAATATAAACTTCTATTTTACCAGGCAGCTTCTGCGTTGCCTGAGGGTCGGTCTCTTTCTGATTACGAATGGGCTTTTTACCGAGACAATGCGGGTAAGGGTATCCTTACTGCTCAACTGACTGATGTGACGGACGGCCAAGTTCTGGCTTATGATGAGGCATCTGGCGAATGGATTAACAGTGACCAGACGGGTGGTGGCACTTCTGTAACTGTTGGTACGACAGAGCCTACAGGCCCTGCTACTGGCGATTTGTGGTTCGATACGACAGACGACTCACTGTATGTATATACGGGTGCTGCGTGGGTTGAAAATCTTGGAGAACAGGGACCTGCTGGTCCCACTGGACCTAAGGGCGATACAGGCGACACGGGAGCTGTCGGACCTGAGGGGCCCGCTGGTGTTGTTGCTGCAACGTCACCAATTACGTATGATGCGGAAACGCAGACTGTTGGTTTTGATGGCACCGCTGTCGCAAACCTAACCAATGTTGATTATATTGGGTTTGATACGGCAGCTGCCCACGACCCTAATTTGGGTGAAATTTCGTGGGACGGTGATTTTGACACTCTTGTTGTTGGTGTAAACGGCATTAATTTACAGGTGGGGCAAGAACACCTTGTTCGAGTAAAAAACAGTTCTGGTTCGGTAGCAATTGCAAAAGGCACTGTTGTCGCTTTTGCGGGGGCTGCTGGAGACACAGTTACTGTCACACCTGCAGTGTCTGACGGAACAGTAAGTAACGAATACCTTGTCGGTATTACTGCTGAACAAATTGATGCTGACGGGTTTGGTTTTGTTACACAATACGGGTTTATTGACCACATTAAAACCGATTATACGGGCTGGTCGTTAGGGACTTTACTTTACCCAGATTCTTCAACACCTGGCGCGCTGACAAATACGGAGCCGACAGCTCCAGCATGGCATAAACCTATCGCTGCTGTAACAAGAGTTAATGCTAACTCTGGACGTATTCTTGTGCGAGCCAGTACAGGCGAAATGTTGCACGAACTACACGACGTCTACCTGTCGACAATAGCAGACGGTGATTTTCTTATTTACGATGGAACAAAATGGACAAACGAATCAACTGTTACTTGGGGACAGTTGGCGGGCAGTTAGGATAAAATCAACACATGTTTAGTAACTTAGGACAGTCAGCTGGTGTATACAACGCTGACCTTGGCGAGTTTGTACGCGAAGACCACATGCGTTTTGCAGAGATTCTTAAAGATTTAAAACCAACTTACAGTCTTGTGTATGTGCCTCAAAAAGACCGCACAACCCCAGAGGAAAAACAAAAGCCTTGGGCGATTATTGAACAGCCTGACGACATGCATGAATACGTTGTGCGCTTCCTGTCGGAAGAGGAAATGAAAGAGCCACACAAGATTTTGGCGTGGCTGTTTGACGGCGATATTACTCGACACGGGGCTGACAACGTATTAAAACGTATCGAAGCGGAAGAGAATGCTAAAAAACTGCTGGAGTTGAAGCGGCAAGAAGACGAGATTGAAGATAGACTAGAGTTTGGTGCTTTTATGGCAACCGGTGGGCGGGACAAACTTCACACTTTCACTCACAATGGCAGAAAGTTTGAGCGATGAGCTATTACAACCCGACCAAAACTGGTACAGACGTTGGTAATTACGTCAAACGTGTGTTTGGTGATGAATCTGGCGTCCAGCTAACTGACACCGATATTGTCCGTTGGATTAACGACGCACAAAATGAAATTGCAGAAAACAACATGGTGGTGCCCGCTAAAGCAACGGTGTCTGTCACATCCGGCACGGCAACATATTCTTTGTCGTCGGTTACTCCTAAAATAGACAGAATTGCTAGTTTGCTTCTTGACGGTCGTCGAGTGGGTAACATTCCTATCTCTCAAGCAGAAGAATCTATTTCCCTTGCCGACCCTGGTGCGGTTGAAGTGGGTGCTCCGCAGTTTTGGTACGAATGGGCTGGAGAAGTAACTTTTTGGCCTAAACCAAACCAAGATTACACAATGACTGTACGGTATTTTGCAGTACCGACGGATATTTCTGCGTTGGGCGATACGCTCACAGTTCCCGATGACTGTTTTACCGACGTGTGCAATTACGTGTTAATGAAAGCCTACGAGATGGACGAAAACCCTGAAATGATGGGGGCTAAGCAGGCAGAGTTTACGACCAGTTTGGCTGAACGTGGTGAAAAAGAGCGTATGGCTCAAAACATGACGTACGAGAAAGCCACCGTTTTCGAGCTTATTTAGGAGCGGCCATGCCGGGTAGTTCTGTTCAGGTAGGGCCTTTTATTGGTGGGCTCAACACGTTCAGTGACCCTACTGCAATTGCTGACAATGAACTAACTGTTTGTACAAATTTTGAGCTTGATTTGGACGGTTCCCTTAAATCACGTCCACCGATTGAAGATTTAGGCATCGATTTTCCACTTGGCACAACAGGCGACATTCATTTTCTTGGTAATTATCAGGTTTCGCAGACTGAGACGTATTTGCTTGCCAGCGATGAGGACACTAATACGTATTATTTTGATGGTTCCACGTGGAACCTTATTACTAACACGATAGCTGCAGCGGCTTTTGTGCAATTTGACGACAAAGCGTGGCTAGCAGCACCTGTCGGCTCGGCTAATCCGGGTGGTTATTGGACCCCTAGTGGTGGTTTTACGGCCGATGCCAACATGCCTAAGGGTGAATGCATGGTGGTGTTTAAGGGCCGCCTGTGGGTCGCTGAGGGCCGCGATTCAACTAACCAAGGTACGCGGTTGTATCGGTCTCAGACGGTTGCTGACCCGTCTTTGTGGATTGCAAGTAACGATTTTGTTGATGTGGGTTCTGGTGACGGGCAAAACATTGTTCAATTAGTCGTGTACTTTAACACATTGCTTATTTTTCGGACCAGTTCAATTTATGGTTTGCAGTATACGACAGACCCGGCTGCTGCAGTTATTTCGTTGGTGGTTCCGACAGTTGGTTTGAACTCGTTGTATGCGATTACAACGTTTGAAAGTTACATTTACTTTATGTACGACGATAAAGCGTACGAATTTAGCAATAATCGGGCAACCCAAATCAACGTAAAAACACCGTTTGCTGCTGTCGACACAACGTCTGGCTATCACACAGAATATGCAGTGTCGGAGTTTAACCGTCGTATTGTGTTTACGTATTTTGACCAAATGTTTGTATATAGTTTGCGGACTCGTGCGTGGACAAAGTGGGAGTCGACGCAGTTTGGGTCGTTGTGCAAGATGTTGCCGCGTGCGAACGCTGATGATAAAGCAATCGTGTTAACACACAGTAATTCGGCTGTTACTTTGGGCGGTAGCCGGGTTGCTCCGTTGTTGCAGATTACTGACGAATATGCTGACGTGTCTGAAGAGATGACGTGCAACATTCAAACGAAAAACTTTAACTATCAGGCTAGTTCGATTTATAAACGCTTGTTTTGGTGGGGTTTGGATGCCAGGTTTAAGGGCACTGTCGTGGCGACAGCTAATCCAATTACTCAAGTGTTTACGACAACGTGGCAAACTTTGTTAGCACAAACGTGGGGTGACTCTTTAACTAACACGTGGCTTAACCCGGCAAGCGCTGCTCCCGCTGTGACAAGCACAGTGACGGAGACTGCGTTGACGTTCCGCCGTATTTTTACAAAGTTCTTAAAATCACTGCGATTTAGGCAGATTTACTTTACCGTGTCGTTTACAACTACCGGTACTTCTGCGGATTCTCCTGTTAGACTATTCTCATTGATGACTTACGTAAACGCTAAGCAAACAGTGTCTAAGGAAATTACGTAATGGATAGTAGATTCCGTCAACAGTTTGTCGCCGTCCCGCAAGCAGGGGGCGGTTTTAACCCGTATGCTGCGGGTAAGAAGCATTATGGAACTGGACGGCCTATGCCTACTGTTGGTAAAGTAAAGGATAGGGCGGGTTACACGATGCGTGACAATAAAGCTGCCGCTAGGCGGGACGCTCTGCTTAGGAGAATTTAATGGCTAAGAAAGTTTGGGAAACAAAAAATCCTAAGCCGAAAAGCGAACGGAAGTCGTTGACGCCTTCGCAGAAGTCTTCAGCTAAGGCTCGTGCGAAAGCGGCTGGTCGTCCGTATCCTAACCTTGTTGACAATATGGCGGCTGCTCGTGGTAATGCTATTAAGAAAAGGCTTTCATCGTAATGTACAGGACTAAGAAAACTCAGGGTAACCGTTTGGCTCCTCAGAAAAATCGTTATGACGAGGATGAGGAAAAGAACGCTCGTCGTAATGCGATGATGAAACGCCTGTCGGGTAAGCCTGGTAAGACTTCTTCGGGGATGTATTAATGCCTGTCGGACCTAATGGAGAACGTTTACCGTATCCTGGTGAGCCGGGTTATGGTGGCAACCAGATGACTCGTGAAGAGTTGGCTATGCGTATGGCGATGGCAAACATTGGTAAGCCGATGGCGTATACGGATGGTCGTTTGCCTGCTCCTCGTCAAATTGGTCAGTCTGTGACTGAGGGTGAGGATATGCGTCGGGAGTCGATGAATGCTCAATTGGATGCGATGATGCGTCGTATGGCTGAGCAGCGCCGTGAGCAGAGTGCCCGGAATAGTATGCTGGAGCAGATGGGTGAGCGGGGTCAGTTGGTTCCGCAGGCCCCTGCTGCGGGTCCGCGTCCGATTGACCGCCTGTTGTCGATGCTTGGTATTGGCGGTGAGCGGTAATGGCACTTTATTTTGAGCGGCAGGTTGAACGTGGCCGTAGCCCTGTTCAAGTAAGTCAGCGCCGTGGTAGTGCTGGTGCGCCAGAAAATAGGGCTCGTAAAAATGTCACTATTCCTTCTCGTGCACCTTCTCGTTCTTCTACTCCTAGTCGCAACGTTCGCTCGACGCCCTCTCCCGGTCCGTCTCCGTCTCCGTCACGTCGAGAAATTAACATTCCCAACATTCCACTAGAAGACGCTGCCTACGGTGCACAGATAGCGTCAATTAACCGTGCATTGGCGGACTTTGAAACACAAGCACAGCGTCGTGCTGAACGGTACGGTACCGATTACTTGACTGGTGTTCGACAGATGGGTTACCGTCCCGGTACCGAGTTTGCTGCCATGCCGGATGTGTTGCAGTTGGCGACTGAAGCGGCTGCTGCTGAAGAGCCTAGTACTGCTGCTCGTACAGCGCTTGCTGCTACTGCTGAAGAACCTGCTATTGCTCCTGTCGCTGGACAGTGGGACATTGAAGGCCAGTATGACCCGTACAGTTCTGCTGCTCGTGGTACTCGTAGTTTGCGTGACGAGTTTGCTGCTCGGGGTACGTTGCGGTCTAGTGATTTTGGTACGACATTTGGTGAGTTTCAAAACCGTTTGCAACAGCAGTTGGATGCGATGGAAACTGCTCGTACTCGGTTTGGTGAGGACATTATTACTGAAATTATGGGTCAGCGTACGGAAGCTGAGGAGCGTCGTGAGTCGGCTCGTCGTCAGGCGGCTGCTCGGCAGTCTGCTGCTCGGGCTCAAGCAATTATGGAAGCGTTGGCAGGTGGATAATGGCCGAAGTAAAAGTAGAGACTGAGGACAGAAAAAAGTCTGACAATAAAGCTCAAGAAACTTTAGATATTTTGCGTTCGACAGGGCAGAAACCTACTGATTATGTGACGAAAAAGTACGGCGTTCCTGCTGTTCCTGTTCCGCAACCTGACTTGCCTACTATGGCTGAGCTTTTTCCTGATTCGCCCTTGCTTGCTGTTAACCAGCCTGGGTACGGGGTGCCTAGCCCCGAAGAGCAGGCGTTTCGCCGTGCACAGGCCCAGATTGGGCAAACTGAGTACGTTCCAACCCCTGTCGAAGAACCGGTTATGGAGCCTACTACTGACTGGCTTGCTGAAGCGTTGGCTATGCAGGCACAGTATGCTCCGGACTATTCGGGTATTGCTGCTGCTTTGCAGGATGAGGGTCTTGCTATTAACGCTCAAATTCAGGCGTTGTATAACCAGCTTGCTGAGGGTGCTGAACAGAATGTTGCTCAACTTGAGGACATTTATGGTGGTGCTCGTGCAGGTGTCGGAGAAGCATACGACATTGGTACTGGGGCTACAGAGCAGGCTTACCAGTCAGCTCAACAGCAGGCTGCTGACCAGCTTGCGAGGCTTGGTATTGAAGAAGCTGCACCTCGTGTGATTGACCCGATGGCTTTGTCGCAGGCTGAAGCTCAGTCTGCTTTGGAGTCTGGTCGTTCTGCTGGTTTGGCGGGTGTGGCGCGTTCTGGTGCTACTGCTCAGGATTTTGCTTCGCAGATGGCGCAGGTTGGTCAAATGCAGGGTGCTGAATATCAGCGTTCGGTGGCGGACCAGTTGCGTCGACAGTTGTTAGGGCTTGAGTTGCAGGCTCAGCAGGGTGCGTATCAGCGTGCGTTGCAGGCTCCTGGCCTGGCGCAGGATTTGTATGCTGCTAGCCAGTTGGGTCAGCCGCAGGGATTGTCGTTTGAACAACAGTTGGAGCTTGATAGGTTTGCTTATCAGCAAGCTCAGGATGCTGCTGAGATTCAAATGCAGCTTGACCAGCGTGATTCTGAACGTTACACTCAGCTGTTTGACCAGCTTGGTGACGCACAAAAAGCCCTAGAACAGCTAGAATATGAAAGAGCACAGGGTCTTATCTAGTTAGGGGCAGTTGTGGCAGAAAAGCCTACTGATTCGTTTGTCTCTGACTATATTAAAAAGCAGAGGGAAATTTACCGGCAACAACTTATGCCGGAGCAGGATGTTGCTGTTGACAGAAATGTCACACCTCCGACACCGCCTGAGCCCGAGGTTGGCCCGCTTGGTAAAGTAATAGATTTTATTAGCCGACCCTTGTATGCGGTTACTAACGTTGCCGACAAGGTGTTGGACATTCCTGAAGCTTTTGACAGGGCGCAGCAACTTGAAGCTTCTGGCCAGTCAGGTGCTGGTGAAGCACTTAAGAGTTTTGGCGCTGTCGCGGCTGCCCCGTTTACTGGTTTCTTTTCGACTAAACGTGAAGATAAAAACTTTTTTTCGGACATTATTGAAAAAGCGTCTGATGTGTCGAACCGCAAAGACCCGCTTTACAAAGATGTTCCGGATAACGTGGACCCACGTGTTAAGGGTGTTGCTGGTTTTGCTGGTGATGTGTTGTTTGACCCGTTGACGTGGGTGCCTGCTGCGTGGATTGCTAAGGGCGTGCAGTTGGGGGGCCGCGGTCTTAAAGCTGCGTCGGGTGGTGCTAAGGCTGTTACTGAGGATTTGAAGCGTACGGCTCGGACTGCTCGTGAGGCTGAGGAGGCAAATGTTGCAGGTCGTGCTGTTGATAACGCTACTGAGGCAGCTCGGGGTTCGGCTGTTGTTGAGGATGTAATAGCTCCCGCTCAGGCTACTCGAAAGGTGGCTGACACGATTGCTGATGCTGTCAAGAATAAGCAAATTCCTAAGGAAGTAGCTACTGCGTCTGCGCTTCGTGAAGTTGTTAATAACGCAAAAATTATGAAACGCGGTCGTGACGTTAGCTTGTCAAACCAACTTTCAAAACAATTAGAAAAGCTAGCTAATCAAACTGTTGACGATTTAAACATTCCTGTTCCTGGTCGTGAGCTTTCTCGTGACGAGTGGCTTGTTGAATTTATGTCTGTAAGTGACGAGGGGCTTAGCAACATTCCTATAGCGGCTGAGCGTGTTGGTGGTGTCAAACTTAAAGAACAAACGCTTGCTGGTGTTAATCAGGTTGTTCGTCGACTTGAAGAACAGGGCAAAATGACAAGTAAAGTCGACCAGGAAATCAATGACATTATTGAGCCTTATTATCAACAGTTTGTTAAAGAAGTTCGTAATAATCCTGGCGTGAGTTTGTTGGGCGAATTGCGTAGCTCAACAAACACTGAGATTAGTGGTTTTGCGGGCGTGGCAAGACTCATGTATTTGACTCAGCAAGAGGAAGAAAACGTACGGGCTATTTTGGGTACGCCGTTGTTTAACAATCTTAAAGAAATGGAGCCTGACGAGTTTGCTTCGTTTGTTGACCGGGCCCAAGACGCGCTGGCTCGTAATGGTGTAGTAGAAAATCTTGGCAATGTTAAACAGCACACTGCTGAGTGGAATTTGCTTAAACGATTTAACATTGATTTGCCGACGTATCGTGCTGCTCGTGCCGATTTGGAAGAGCGTATTAATCGTTTGCGTTCTGGTGTTGCGGCTAAACCTATTGATGAGGCTGCCGACACGTTAGACGAGGACCCCGATTTTGTCCGGTTTCTGACTGCCGAACTGTCGGATACGGGTAACCAGGGGTTGGCAACACAGGCGTTAAATGCGATTAAAAACGCGACACGTAAGGTTTTGTACCGTAACTTTGATAAAGACTATTTGAAACGTACTTACAAAGTTATTAAAGAGGACGGCGAGTTGTTGTGGACGTCTGAAGAGTACGGCGAGGGTGTTGCTCGGTTGCCTAACTTGTTTGGTACGTTTCCGCAAAATGATTTGTGGACACAAATTTCGATGCGTGGGACACGATTGTTTGGCGGCATTCCAGTGAGAGACGCAAGCGGTAATATCGTTAAAGCAACCGATGGTTCAAATGTTTACCGTGTTGTGCCTACTTATATGAAAGGTAAGCGTGCTAAACGTGCCTATCAAGGGTTTGATTTAGCAAACGAATTGGAACGTTTTGTTGTTCCTACGACACGCGCCGGTGAAGACTTTTTAGCTAACCAAGGTATTCCGCTTGTCATGGACTTTAAGTTGCCGGATGCTCAACGTAGTATTGCTCATTTGCGTTTTAGCGACGTATGGCGAATTTTAGATATGGGTTATGACAGTGTGGCTCGTGCCAATGGTGTTAGCAGAAGCTGGCAGCACCGGTCTTTGCAGTTGTTGTTTTTTAACACGGCTAAAACGCAAGTTGTTCGCACACATGTAGCAGATGCGATTATGCGTATGCGTCAAATGGCTGCTGCTGGCATTGACGATGTGGCAATGCGGGAAGAGCTGTTAAAAGTTGTGCGTTCGGATACGAATCGTACGGGCACACAGAAAATTGATAACTGGTTGTCTAACACCGATGCTGAGGCCACGTTTGGGTTTAGGTTGCCTAACATGCCTAAACCGGACCTACCGGGAGTACGCTATGAACCTAAGGGTAAGACTGGCGATTATGTTATTTGGAACGCGGGTGTCGCTGCCGAAAACCTTGTCGATGCAATTATGGCAATGCGTAGCACTTTTGACGAGGTTATTGATTTGCGGGCACAACAGTACACGGCCCGTGCAGTAACAGAGTATTCGACGGTTGCTCCTGAAATTGCTCGGCAGTTTTCTCGTATGTATCAGGACCCGTTAGCTGCGGCTGCTGCTATTCGGGCAACAAATAAAGCGGACACTGTAGTGTCTGATTATATTCGTAATGTAGAGGGCACTGAGCTTGCTGCCGTATTTACTGATGGCGCTGTGTCGGGCGTTATTCCGACAGCAGTGAAAAATGCTGCTCGTTCCGGCGAGGACATTGCTGATGCTGCGGGCAAGTCTAAAAAAGCACAGGATGCTGCTCGGACTAAAGCTGTTAACCGCGACCAAAAACTTGACAAGCAAATTGAGCAAGAAGGCCAAGAAGCTGCTGATTACATTCTTGGTAACCCCTCTCAGTTTGGTCCAGAAGACCTTGAAGCAGCTCAACAACTTAAAGCATTTGACATCAGTAACCCGTTTAAATTTCCTGATGGTTATTCGCAGATGCAAATTAGTCGGGAACGTGTCATGTCTGCGTTTAGTGCAACATACGGTATGGACCCGCGCAACCGCTTGTCGGCCTCTATTGGCATGAAGTCAGTTGGGGTTAGGTTGCGTCGTTTTGCTGACCAGTTAAACCGCGACATCAATGAAAACATTTTGCAACGTCCTGAGTTTAACCAGCTTGTTGATGGTGAGACAACAATGCTTCAAGCGGGAATGCGACTTGTTCAAAACGGTGCAGAAGCTGGAGAAAATGCAACTTTGGCATCTGCTCGTGCCGCTATTGCCGCCCAAGTTGGCAAAGTGTTTAACGCTGATGGTGAGTTTATTAACACTATTGTTGGTACTTCCTTTGTGCGGTCAGGTGCTGGCATTGATGAATTAAACGGTTTAATGTTTAAACACGCACCGCTTGGTAAAAATGCTGACGAGACGGCTAGGTTACCTGAAGCGGGCGAGTTTTTTGACATGAATCTTGCGGCTAAAGATGCCCCACGGTTTGTAGACGCCGCAAAGCAAGCTATTCCTGGTGGCAGTGCTGATGAAATTCAAGCTACTGCTCGAATGATGGCTGCTTTGGAACAGTGGAAAACGTGGGATATTGAAAACGTTGGACATTTCCTTGCGTCGACACAAAGCGCTTTGTATGAGCTGTCAACCAAGTCAGCGTTTATTGACAACTTTTTCGCAAATGCTAAACGACTTGGGCTTGCAACAGCTGACCCTAAAACTGCAAACGCCCGGGGCTTTGTCAAAGTCACTTCTGATGGCGCTTCGTATTTTGGTCGTATGTTGCCACAAAATATGTATTTAGCTCCCGAGGTGGCAGAAACTTTCCAAGCCGCTGACATTAGTATGCGTACAAGTCGCAGATTAAAAGGTGGTTTGGGAGACTTTACCAATACGTATCTTGACCCGTTACTTAACAAGTGGAAGCAGACTGTTACGATTTTCCGTACCGGTCACCACATTCGTAACTTTATTGGTGGGCATTCGCTACGGTATTTTGCGTTGGGAACAAGTAAATTTAACGAGGCGTTCACTAAAGCAAATCAGTTACTTGCTTCGCGTAAATCGTACACAGATGTCGACATGTGGGCTAGCCTGCGTGGAGACAACGTTGCTGCGTTTGGTGATACTGACACAATTGTGTCGGGCAGCAAATTTAAGTTAACAGCTGCGGATGCTTACGATGACGTTAACAATAACTTGTTTGATGTGGGTCGCATTGCAGAAGACTTGTTAACTGCAGAAATTCAAGAATCTGGTTTTTCACGCGGTGTCGATGTTGCCGGAACTCTTGTTACGTTTGGCTTGGCTAAGCCTGGCGGGACTGTTGAAAAGCTTGCGTTGACTGCTTCTGAATATGTAGAGCATCAAGCACGTGCTTCTCATTACATTCAAGCAATGATGCAGATGGCTGATGGTAAAGCTATTTCAACGGGTATTGGAAAGCTACGTAAGCCAAAAAATTTGCAGGAAGCTCGACAGTTGGCGATTGAAAGTGCGCTTAAGTCTCACCCAAACGCTGCCAGCATGACAGCGTTTGAGTCTAAATACATGCGCCGTATTTTCCCGTTTTATTCGTGGTTTAAACCGGCAACTGTCGCACTTGTCGAGGCAAGCGTAATGCACCCAGCAAGAACGCTAACAACTATTCCTAAAGCTAGCTACAACCTTGGTATAGCAATGGGCATTGACCCATATTCTGTGTACTACCCGTTCCCGACAGACCAAATGTTTCCGTCGTTTTTAACTGAGGAAGGTACGGGTCCACAGTTTGATATTGCTGGTCGTTACATTTCAATTCAACCCGGGTTTGCCAACCTTGATATCTACAATACATTTGCTGGGGGACCTGTCGAGGGCGCAATTCAAATGATTAACCCGTATGCACGTGTTCCAATGGAACTGCTAGCAGGTTCGCGTCTTGGAACTCAAGCACCTATTCGTGACTTTAGTGACTATATTGACTCGTCAATTCCAGGAGTCAATTACATGTCCAACATTACTGGGCGTAGTATTACTGGTGGATTGCAGCCACAAGAACAAGTTAGCCGAGGAGTTAAAACCGAGTTTGACCAAGCTCTTAGTGCTTTCAACTGGTTAACTGGTTTGAGTGCTCGTAACTACAGTAGACCCAACTACATCAACTATGCTGAAATAGAAGAACGTAACCGTCGGGCTGAAGAACTAAACCAAAGCCAAAGTATTGTTGACAGATTGCTAGGTAAATAGCATGAGCATGACAAATTCTTTTTTGCCCTCTCGCCGTAACCCACGCGAGGTTGCTCAACAGTTCCAACGCACTGACCCAACGTTAAATCCCCAGCTGCAACAGCAAGCCCAGCGTACAATGAGTCCGCAGATTCAACCTGTTTTTACCAGCGTCCCCCAGCAACCAATGAGTGTAATGGAGCGTCCTTTTGAAGATACCGAATGGGTGGAGCAAGAGCAGGAACAAATTGCTGCAGAGCGTAATCGCGCTTTACGGTCTTGGGAAGGCGCTGTTGAGGCCGCTCTTCAAAGACAACAACCCCAAACCCAGCAACAGCTTGGAGCTGGATATCAGCAACCTGCTCAGCAAGGACAGAACGTACCTAACTATGATTCCGACAGCGATTTGTCGCCTGGAAGACAGCGAATTCTCTCTGGAGCTTCACAGTACGCTGACGCTCCCTATCAACTCGGTGGAAGAACAGCTACTGGAATCGACTGTTCTGGTCTTGTTATGTCTGTATATAATCAACTTGGATTTGATATACGAAGCCACTCAGTTAGCGGACAGGCTCGAAGTATCCCCGGAGTCAAAACTGACTATCGAAACTTACGTCCAGGCGACCTGGTAATCTGGAATGACAATAGTCATATCGCCATTTATGCTGGCGATGGGATGATTTGGGATTCTTCGAGAAGTAAAGGTACGACATTGCGTAAAATGTGGGCTCGTCCAAGCCAAGTGTATGGTTTGGCTTTACGTTTGCCTGGGGACATGTAATGACTAATCAGCAAGCGACGCAGTTTTTAACTGACTACGGCCCACTTATTTGGACCGTTTTCCTTTTTGTCGGCATTGTTGCAGCGTTAGTTAAAGTGTGGCCGTTTATTTCTCGTGTGGTTAAGGTGATTGATATTATTTCTGAGCTTCCTGCCCGTCTTGACAAGATTGAACAGCGTCTTGAAAACGTGGAGCATGAAGTGCGAACCAATGGAGGTTCAAGCATTAAAGATGCGGTGAAACGCATCGAGGAGCATCTTTACAATTTAAAATAAAGCACCCTCAGCTAGGACGGCAACTGAGGGTGCAGTAAATCCTATCACATTTTAGGCTTCAACAGCCCCTTTGTTTCAAAGTAATAGTAGCCGTGGTTGTAGGCATCTACGTCGTGTGTGTCGGCGTGCCGACTGGGCGGTTGTACTCCAGAGTGGAGTGCTGCGATGGTAAGAATGTTGGGTTGTTGTAATACAAAGCTTGCTCCGACTCTGTGTGCATACGCACGCAAAGCGCCAAGTGCTTGTACGGCGACAAACCGCGAACCGGTTTGAGCCATTTGTTTACCTTGTCGTAACCGATAGTCTTCGCATACGACAGTGGCGACATCGTTGAGTGTTTCTAGCCTGTCGACAAGTTCATCAAAAGTGAGCATTTCTTTTTCGACAAACTCGCCTTTGTTTGACCAGTAGGCGATACCTGTCGTGTCTCCCGGGTCGACGCTGATTACCATAATGATTGCTCAGAATCGATGCAGTGACCTTCGGCAAGGTCTTTGTCACTGTCCATATATCCACATCGTGGACATTCGTATATAACTATCATTGTCCGTCCTCTGCGGGGACCCAATTGTCTACGTCTACTGCAAATCGAACATCAAACATAACGTCTCCCGTTATAGAGTTTACGTCTTCCATTGTTGTTCGTATTCTTTCTATATATCGAGGTACCATTAGTTCCCGCACTTCAAATGTAATGGAGTCGTGAACTTGAAGCAACATGTGACAATCGTCTGACTCAAGCTCTTCCCAGCATCGAACCATGATGCGTTCGACAATGTCTGCTGCTCCGCCTTGAATTACGCTGTTCATTGCTTTGTAGGCTTGGTTGCGGTCTTCAAAGTGTCGGTATCTGCCTGACCATATTTTTATTTTTCCTGTTTGTTCGACACGTGCTGTGCATCGTTCGTTGAATCGACGGAAGTTAGGGTAGGTTTCAAAATAGTTTTCACGGATGTGTCGTGCTTCGTTACGGTCGACATTAAATGCGTCCATAATGCGTTGTTCTCCGGCACCATACTGCATGGAGTACACGAGTGTTTTGGTGTCGTGTCGGGACATGCCTAATTGTTTTGACATTTCAGTAAAAATGTCTCGCCCTTCTGCAAAAATTTCCTGTAGCTCTGGCTCGTTGGCATAGGCTGTGGCAAGGCGTAACTCTAGCTGTGAGAAGTCAGCGTTGATAAGTGCGTAACCTGGTTTGCCAATAAAGCATTCTTTGACTTTGCCGTTCCAAGGCTTGTCAGATGTTTTAGGTATTTGTTGCAGGTTAGGCTCAGAGCAGCTTAAACGGCCCGTAGCGGTCCCGTGAGTCTTATACGAGCACCGAAGCCTGCCGTCGCTGTGTAAGAGCGTCAGATACGGTTTATAGGCCGCTGTGACGGCTTTCTGCCAGCCTCGATACTCTTTAATTAAAGTTGCGACGGGCGAGTCCATTTTTTCCAGCATGTCGTCGTATTTCGCCATTGCGATTTTGTCAAAACTGGGCGCTCCAGTGCGTTCGCTTTTCTTTACGACAGGTAGGCCAAGGTCATCGATTAACAACTTACGCATTTGTTTAGAACTTGCAGGGTTTATTCCAAGCTCTTCGACAATGCGAGCCATCTCAGCCTCGCCCTTTTCAACGTATTCACGTGCAAGGTCCTGGTCAATACGCACACCGTGTCGTTTCATCGACATCAGCACGCGAAACAAACGCTGCTTGTGTTGCCAAAAACCATCGGGCAATTCAAACCATTGCGGCATTTCACATAAAATTTTGTACAAACGCCACGTCAACTCAGCGTCGGTTATTGCATATTGCCAAATATCAGACCACGTTGTGTTCATCCAACCCGTCTTCTTTTCTTTTTCAAGAGCCAAATCTTTTACTTTGCCCACATTCTTATCAATGTAATGTTGAGCCAGCGAATCCAAACCTTTGTTAAACGGCTTGTTCTCGTCAATCAAATGAGCCATCGTTGGAATGTCAACAAAATCAGTGTGTTCCGTGTAAATGTCAATTGTTTCCAAAGACAAAATGTCAAACTGTGCATTAACAAACACCAGCTTGCCCGCATAGTTTTCCAACACGTCCTTTAACGCATTGCGATATGTGTCATCGAGGTTGTCGCCAACAAAATGACGGAACGGTAAATAGTAGCTGTAGCCCACACCATTTATAACAGTTGCCAGCGACACGCCAATGCAATAGTCGTCGCCAGCTACTCGAAGCCCAGTTGCCTCAGTGTCTAGAGCTAAGGCACCATCGTGTTCTTTTAACCGGTCAAAAAACACGTGCAGTTCGTCTTGCAAATCATCAAATTTCAATGTCATCATCCTTTGCAAACTGCTCAAATATGCGACCCAAATCAGTTGTAAAACTTAGGTTGTCGGGGTTGCGCTCAATGTTAAAGGAATCAACAGGCGGACCCAGTCTGTTCTTCAGCGTGTCGAGTTGCAACAAATTATTCTCAATTGTTTTTAACGACAACACAAAGTCAGCGTCTGTCGTAATGTATGTCGAACCATAAACATCCGACAGCTCGACACCGCTTTTCTTTTGACTATCATTTGGTTTTTTGCGGTTGTGATGAATAACCAGCATGGCGCACGAGTATTTAGTGCGAATCGTCGACAGATAATGCACCAATGTTTTTACCGCTTGCTCATCAGTTAGTTCTTTTGAACTTATCTTCTGCAACGAGTCAATAATGACCACGTCAGGCATGTGTTCGTTCATCATTTGGTCAAGAAACACTTGACCTTCCTGCGTGTCCAAATGTATCGGCGTACCAAACGGCGCAACCATAAAGTTTTTGTTGAGCCCATTGCGGTCGTCATACCCGTTAATAATTGTCCCCATAAAATGATTTAATGGGGCAGCACCCATTTCGAGAGATAAAAACAAAACTTTCTTTGACCCGCCAGTATTTTTCCATTTGAGGAACTTGTCGTAGGCAAGGGCAAGGTGAGCGCCAATACCAATCGACAGCTGGGTTTTACCAGTGCCTGGATAGCCGGTGATGAGTCCAAACCCGCCTTGTGCGAGCAACCCGTCAAGTATCCAATCAATTTTAAATTCGGCGTCAACAAACTCTTGATACCCGTAGACAAGTTTTGATTCACCCATGATGGGCGCTGTTTGGTTAGCCGACTCAATCAGTTTAGTTAGGTCAACATTGTCAAGCGTGTTGTAACCATGTTTTTGCCTGGCGCGGTTAATAAAATCGGTGATGCGACGGTCACGGTCATGGCGGTGTCGATACTTGCCCCACCTGTCGTCAGCGTCATACAACATGACAGCAATTTGCTCGTCTGACCAACCAAGCTCCGCCCCCATAAACGCCAGCTCCGACATGGCAGCTGACCGGTCTTTTTTAGGCGGACCTTGAAAATAAGATTGCTCGCGGTTGAACTTTTCTAATAAGTCAGATGTCCACTGTGCCAAACTCCGCACTTCGTCCAGCGTTGGCAGTTCGCCAATAACAAGCTCAGTGCTGACTATTTTCCTGGCAGATGGAATGTGAGCAAAGTCTTCAAGACTGTACTCGGTCTTCACGTTCCCACTCCTTCACCATCACGGGCATATTGCGCTTGTGATTCGTGGTGCGAATGGGGCGAAGTATTTGGTCTGCGTCCCAGCCTGATGTATCCGCATGCATCAAATACGCAATTGCTCTGTTTCTATCTTCTAATGTTTCAATGTCGTCAAGAAAACTATTAAGTTTCCAATAACAATGTTCGTGTCCCTCTATAGACGACTGTACAATTAACGTTGGTCGTGGCACGTTCTCCTCATCCTCGGGCCATTCTTGTGGTGCGTTACCGTCGAAGTCTACCCACAAAACCCAACTACCCAGCACGTTTTCCTTAATGGGTTTTGCTGCTTTATACAATGCGGGAGAGTAGAAAACGTTGGCTTTAATTGCCGACCATTTCAACGTGTGCTTGACCACACCGTTGCGTTGACGAGGCCAAGCAAACATGTACGGTACCCACTTGCCTTCGTGTTCGACAGGTAGGTACACATACGTGGGCGATTCGGTGACCTCGTCGGGTCCCCAAATGTATTCGTAAAACTCTACAAGTTCTGCGACTGCGTCTTCCATGTCCGTCCTTTTTAGATTGTGGGCCGGGAGGAGAGAGGAACTCCCGGCCCACTTCCCGCGAGCTAGTTAGGCGAAGGGGTTACTAGCCACTTTTGCGCGGGATTTCTTCTCGGCAGGCTGGGGTGCCGAAGAAGAGCTACCAACTTTTACATTTTTAATGTTCTGGAACATTTTACCAGCGTTCTTGCCCTTACCAGCAGAGCTGTACAGCTGGAGTGTTCCACGGAGACCAATCAGGTCTTCACGGTCAGCGTCATTGACAGCGTCCCGCTCAATCCCGAGGTCCATTAGCCGGGCAACATAGTAGCCAAGCTTTGTGCGCTCCCTGTCGGTTACGTTTTCCGGGTCTTGAGGAAGCTCGAACAGTTCGGACTTCTTCTGACCAGTGTCACCAATGAGGTATTCAACGATGACCCAGGAGCGGTCAGGGTAAGTTTGGCTACCCTGCTTGACGTACACATCTCCGACTTCAAATTCGTAGATGCCGTCCTCAAGCTCGTATGACGGAGCTTCAATATCAGATGTGTCAATGCCAAATTCTTCTAGCAATGCCATTTTATTATCCTTTCAATATTGTCAGTTATTCGCCTGCGTAAACGGGCTCGTCGTCTTCCACAAAATCTTCAGACACGGGCACGCCTTCGTCAGGCATTTCATCAGAGGCCAAAGTCTTGTCCTCTGCCACAACACCCTTCTTGTTATCGGACAGCCAGTCGGCAATCACGGCGATAAACTCGTCGGGTGAGGCAGCTAGTGGCAGCCCACCAATGCGGCTCTTCGCGTCGACGAGAGCTGACGGGTGAGACTGTACGAGACGGTCATAGGTGACGTTTTTACCGACACCTTTAATCTCGTTGGTAACGTGAGCAGTGACGTGCATAAGTTTCTGCAAACCGTCATTGTTTTTAGGGCTGAACCCAGGCTTGATGACCTTTACCTTTCGGTGGTCAACAATTTCACGTTCGTGTGCCACGACGATGACATGCACGCCTGCAATGTTTTGGAACATTTCCAAAGCACGGCGGGATGCGTCACCTAGTGGCTTGTAAAGTCGGGCATCCAACTGTCCCGTTGGCAGTTCGTCAGGGGCAGCCCCAACGTCCTCGCGGAACAACGTGTCCAACAGCATGTCAGCGGCTGTCGAGTATTCATCAATAACGACAGCGCCCACTTTGTCAAAGCCCTTTTCTTTTGCGGCAATTGCGTTAGCAATAACAGCAAAGTCGGAGAAGTCGTTGTAGTTCATACGCACAACATCCTTCAACAGCTTCTGGTGGTTCTCCAACGACACCCATCCTTCTTTGGTGTCGACGTACAGCACCTTCTGCTTGGGCTTAATGATTTGCTTTGCAAGCGCGACGGACAGGACAGTCTTACCGGTGCCTGGCTTGCCATATAGCATTGCCATCAGCGTCTTGTCGACAGACTGTGACCCAAGGTCAGTCATGCGCCCCATCAGTTCTTCAAGGCGATTACTCATTGTTTTCCTTCGTTACAGTGGCGAATGCTCGCCGTTCACGGATTTTATATTCAGTTTTTTTCATTAGTTCGACGTTGCCGCCAACTAATTCTGTAGAACAAATGTCTCTAAACGAGCAGGACTGGCACACCATTTTGTTGGCTGTGCGATAAGCCCGCTTGTTTTGTTCCTCAATGTTCAATTCTTTAAGTGTTTGAATTTCAGCAGCAACACCCAACTGTTCCATAAACGTCTGCACGATGCGGTCATTGTTGGGTTTCAGCATCATAAAATAATTGTTTGCTTCAGCGGTTGGTGTTTTCAATTTGCGTGTGCGAAACATGTTGTATGCGCCATAGCCAATGTCATGTCCAAGTGCTCTCAAGGCTCCAATGTATTTCGGTATTTGCGGTTGCAGGTCAGTTTGTTCAGGCGTGTAGAAGTCATACACAAACTTGTGGTCGATGACAACGTAAGCCCCGTCGGGGTCTTGCACAATCATGTCAACGACAAATGGATACGTTGCTTCAGTGTCTTCGTCGTACAACAAGTTAAATTCTTTTTCAACAGCCATAATTCGCCAACCTTTATTGATGAGAAATTCGTTGGCAAAATAACCGTATTCTTCGTGGAACAAGATGTCTTCCAAGCGAGCCCTGTTCGGCGCGTCTTCATACTCACCGCTTGACCCCAATTGTTCATATTTTTTGAAGGCCGCGTCGAGACCCGCTTGGAAGGCTTGCTTTTGGGCTTCTACAGTCTCGCCGTGGTCAAGCACGGTTTTGTAGAAGGTTTCCAGAATGGAGTGACCTGCTGTGCCGGTTGCAAGAGAGGCACTGGTTTTAACACGTTCTAGGCTAAGGCCGTAGCCGTAGTAGTGTTTCCTCCGACACAGCAGGTAGCTGTCAACTTCCGAGTGGCTTACGCTTGCCATTTGAACAAACGCTCCCAAAACTTTTTCTTTTCCAAATCGGACAGCAAGTTGACTTTGTCGGCGTAGCGACGGTACAGCAAATAACTGTCAAGCGCATCGTAGAAAGCACGGTGTGCCGTTGGATAGTCACGCTGACCAAGCGACTCATAGCCAAGCTCGTCAAACAACATTCGCAATGTGGACACGTCAAAGTGTCGATGCGACAGCTCAGTGTTAAGACGTGGCATGTGGGCTCGAATAAACCCACGGTCAAAATGCACACTGGCACCGGCAAGAACCAGCGGTTCCTGAGGATACCGAGCTTTTAACAATCGAACGTCGTCAAGTATTTCGTCCTCAACATCTTCAACCATCAACGTTTGACCCGTCAAAGCTTTCAACAGCCCGCTTTGTTCATGCATTTCACGCACAGGACTCTGTTGCATAAGCTCCCACGCTTCAGCGTTAGGCGTTACCAATCGTGACTGACCACGTGTGTGCCAAATACCACCACGGGTAAAGAACCAGCCTGCTTCAACAATGTAATCAGCGTCAGGGTCAAGGCCAGTTGTCTCAAAATCAATCCATAAAAACATCATTCGTCCTATCTCTCAGTTGTTAGCGTAGCATACTATTCAGTGTCGACACCCGCAACTAAATTACGGCGTGTCGCCCACCATTTTTCGTTCTCTTCCATTTCCTCTTCGGTCGCTTGCGTGGTTCCGTCGTGGTCTTTGTACTCTTCAAGGGGTAAAAAAGGCTCATCAGCAGGTGGTCTTTCGCCGTAATACTTATTGTTTAAAGCATGCCATCTGTTGTGACACGTTGAACAAATACGATGCACATTGTTTGGCGCATTGTTAATCACGTTCTTGTCCGGACCATGATGCCGGTCACCTTTATCAGGACCTTTCGTCGGTTGAATAATGTTGCCAGCACAACCAACAATTGGTTCGACACCACCACCAGCAAACTTAAGCCCCGCCCATTCACATTTCATGTCCTTAAAAATGGGATACATCATCGCCGCACGTTTACGTCCCGTCGACGTGATATCAGTGATATCACTTGGCTCAGCCATCGGACGACCCACGTCACGCTTCTCAACCTCAATAATTCCGTAGTCGTCCTGATGCGGTTCATACAACGCCAGATTTATACCCAGCCACTCTTCATCGAACCTATCAATATCACTCACAAAATCTCACCACTTCTCATTGCTTCACTCAGCGAATCAGCTGTCATGTCATCGTCCATTTTATCGTTGAACTCAGACACCATCTGCTCCTTGCGATGAATCGTATTGCTCATCCACGTATCGATACTGGCAGGTATGCGATAAATGAACACGTCGTTCTCCATCTCTTGACCAATGCGGTCGGTCCTCGCGTACGCCTGGTCCCTCTTGCCTGGATTCCATTCCTCGTCGATAATGTGCGTTGCAGTTGCAGAGGTCAGATTCAAACCCGTCCCACCCGTCTTGTAATTGCATAAGATGACGTCCCATCTTGGTTCTTCTCCCTTCGCAAGATAAAAATTATCTTTAATTTCTTGACGTAGCTTACGTGGTGTCGCACCAGTTAACAATGCGACACGCAAGCCCGCTTCTTCCAAACGTTCAGCAAACGCCTCCAACGCTGTACTGAACTGACTAAACACAACCTGCCGACGTCCCTCGGCATGCAGTGCAAGTATGTTCTCCATCGCCACATCAAACTTCACAGACTCTTGCATTTCCTGCCCGACAGAAAACACAACGTTACCCTCTTCATCCTTCAACTCAATACCAGCAGGCCACACGTTCGCCTGTCGTTTACGAGTAATCAACGCAATCAAATGCATCACCGTCATATGCTCACCACTTTCCAACATAATCGCGGCATGCTCCGACAATTGGCGAATCACCTTGTATTGCTTTTTGTACTGGTCCTTATCCAAATCGACACGCACAATGTGTTTACGTTGTTTTGGCAACACAATGCCCGCATCATCCCGGTCACGAGCAATAAACCGACCAGCAATCAACGGCTTCAAATTGTCAAGCTGACCATCTCGAAACTCAATCTTGCCCGAGTGATAGTTTTGAATACAAAACGTCTCCACAAACCGAGTTTTCCTCGCAAACAACACCGGGTCACACAAATTAAGCAGCGAAAAAATATCTAAAGGACTATTCAAAATCGGTGTTCCTGTCGTAAAAC